CTCTACGGCAAAACTTGCAGACGCAAGCGTAGACGCTCAAAAACTCGCGAGCTCTGCAGTAGAGACTGCAAAGATCAATGACGGAGCAGTCACAAATGCCAAGATCGGAGCAAGTGCTGTCAACGCGTCAAAGATGGACTTGACAGACACTTACGATTACTCAGGAGGTACTCTTCAAGTCGGTACTCCGAGCAACTCAGCAGACGCAGCCAATAAGAGCTATGTCGATTCTGTAGCTGCAGGATTGTCTGTAAAAGAAAACGTACGAGTCGCAGCTCCGAGCAATGTAGACATTTCAAACGCTCCTGCATCTATTGACGGAGTGACTTTGAGCTCTGACGATCGCGTCCTCCTTTTCAATCAATCAGACGCGACTGAGAACGGAGTTTATGTCTTTGCAGGATCTGGATCTGCTATGTCTCGCTCTACTGACATGGATGCAGGAGCAGACTTCCCTGGTGCTTTCTTGTTCGCTCTCGAAGGCAATACATACGACAATCAGGGTTTTGTCTGTATCAATGACTCAGCTCCGACTATCGGATCAACAAATATTAGCTTCCAAAGATTTACCGGGCTCGGTTCCGTAACTGCGTCCGGAGGTTTGGAGAAAAACGGAGATACAATCTCAATCTCAGACGGAGGAGTCAGCACAGCAAAACTTGCAGACGGATCTGTCACAAGTGCCAAGATCGCAGACGCAAATGTCACATCTGCAAAGATTGCTGATAACTCAATCTCAAACGCAAAAATGGCAGATGATTCTGTTGGATCTGCTGAGCTCATTGACGCATCCGTAGGATCTGCAGCGATTGCCTCTGCAGCAGTCACAGAAGCCAAGATCGCAGATGCTGCAATTGCTACTGCCAAGATCGCAGACTCTGCTGTCACTACTGCAAAGATCGCTGCTACTGCAGTCGATAACTCAAAACTCGCAGACGATGCAGTCACAAATGCCAAGATCGCAGACGATGCAGTCGATACTGCCGAGATTGTAGACTCTGCAGTCTCTACGGCAAAACTCGCAAACTCTGCTGTTTCTTCCGACAAGATCGCTGCTGCTGCTGTGACATCTGCTAAGATTGCCTCCGGTGCCGTAGGTACAACTGCACTCGCAGACGGAGGAGTCACTGCTGTAAAACTTGCAAGCTCTTCTGTGACTGCTGCAAAGCTCGGAATCACTTTTGCACAGGAGGGTGCTCAGATCTCCGGTAGCTCTACGACTACAATCGATCTCGCACAGACTCTTCCAAGCAATAGCATCAACTCCGTTCTTGTATTCAAGAATGGTCTTAACCTTCGCAATATGACAGCTCTCGGAGATACTCCTGCAGATGAGGACGAATACTCTGTATCTGCAAATGGAGGAGCCGGAGGCGTAGCTCGCTTGACTTTTGGCTCTGCTCTTGCAGACGGAGACGGACTGATCATTTGGTACTGGTACTAATCTCAATCTTGATACTGTGACACTCTGCCCGATCAGACTTGCTCTGATCGGGCTTTTTTATGTCTTGATCTTCGTTGAGTCTCTCACATGCAGCCAGAGCTCGCAAGTATTCTCCTTTGGTCATTCCTCTTCTTTTCTTGGGCACGCAGACGAGCTTGCCGTCCTTCCATTTTGCAAAAATGTCGATCATACTTGCACTCTTGTTTTTTATGCTATAATAGGATAGAATATAATAGGGTACGGTCGCTCCGGTAAAAGCTGAATAGCCCAAAAAGCAAAAACCATAACCTAACCCCTAATTACAGGAGCCTCAAATGGCTACAACTAATCCGATTACGTTTGATAACGTCTCTGCGTCTGGTGGTCTTGTTGGTACACTCAGACTTGCAGCTATGATCTCTCAAGAGATCAATCTTCTTTTGAAAGACAATGCTAATCTTCGCAATACTCCTCTTCTCAGCTATCAGGGAAGCATAAACGGCCTAGGAAGTGACACTGTACGTGTACGATTGGCCGGTTTGGACGGATATGATAGCATGGCAGCAGCTACAAGCGAGATTTCAGACGAGTCCTCAAACACTACAGACTTGACAATTAACTCTGCAGATCTTGCAGCGGCTAGGCAGTACATCATTTATCAGATGGACGATCTCGCAGCAATGACAGGATTTGGCTCTGCTGACATCGATCCTTTCCGTATCGCTCAATCAATCGCAGGATCATACGAGACTCGCTTTGCAGAGCTCACAGGAGTAGCTGCAGCATCTTTCACAACCACAGCAGGACTCAATACTACGACTCTCAGCGTAGACGATTTCTTCAATGCTATCTTTGAACTTGAGCAAGCCTCCTCCGGATCCGGTGCTCCAGGTCCTTATGCATGCGTATTACATCCAAAGGCTCTTACAGAACTACAAGACTCTCTCCGCAATGAGACAGGCAATGCAGTATCTCGTATGCAGTCCTCAATGGATATGCTCGCTGCAAAAGGAGAAAACTTTGCAGGCAATCTCTTCGGTGTAGACGTATACAGAAGTGCTCACGTAAACGAAAATGCATCCTCTGGATATGACAACTATATGATCTCTCCTATGGCTCTTGGCTATGTAGACGGTATTCCCGCAGGAGTCCAAGGATCCTCTGATCTTATGTCAATGGGTAAGGTCGTAGTAGAGTTTGATCGTCGTCCGATGTCAGCTAGCACTTACATCGTAGGGCATGCTTATCTCGGCATTGGTATCATCGAAGATGCTCGCGGAGTAAAACTTCTTTCAGCTCGTTAGTAGATCGCTTTGTTAGGAGATTGCAGGATCTAATCATCTCTGTAGTCTCCAGATTTTGCGGTCTCCTAACTCTATTTTTTATCAGGAGACTACAATGACAGACTACAGTAAATTTGCACAACCTTGGGAAGAGAAAACCGATGTACAGACTCGGATCCCAAAGAAAGCAAATCCAAGATTTTTCTTTGCTCACAATCCAGAGAATTGGGAATTAAAAGTGTTTGAAGGCTATACACTGACAGACGACGGCAAAAAGAAAAAGCAAAGCATCCCGATGCTCTTGCCTATCTTGTCGTCAATCGGAGAAGTCCCAGGTGTCAATGGAACGAGAGCAATCGGAGGACGGATAGACTCCTCAATCATGAGGACAAATATGCAGGATAAAGGATGGACAATCTTGGATCCTGCAAGACATGACTATCTCCGAGTTTATCCTGCTCACAAAGGCAACTATCACACGTCCAAATGGATCCGGATGGAAAAGGTAGGACGCAGAGTGATAGAGCATTTTGACGCAGATGCTTTTGATGAGTGGAGAAGAGAACTTGTCACATCGGGAGCAGTCAATCCTCCACATCCGCAAATCGCATCTCTCCGTCTCATTGCCATGAATAGAGCAATGAGCAGACTCGAAAGAGATCAGCATATCCCAGAAGTAGCAGGCAGACTCAAAGCAAAACAAGAGGAGCTCCGTCTGACCAAGAAAGCAATCGAGCGAGTCGAAAAATACGGAGGACAAGCATATGAGCTTAGATAAAAAAATTGCAGCGATCGATCGGATTGCACATAGAGTCTCAGTACAAAATAAAATCCCACACGATAAAGCGAGGAAGATAGTAATAAAGCATATCGTCCGAGCTGAAAATAAAAAACAATCATAGGAGTCTATTATGGCATTCACAGATAAAGCAGAGTTCAAAATCCCTCGTCACATCGTGCAAAAAGGCGGATTGAACATCGAAACAATCACAGCAGACAAAAACTTATCTTATAGCGATTCTCAGTATCAAGTAATCACAAATAATAAAGGATCCTCAGCTACTATCAAAGTACCTGCTGAAAAAGATGGTGCTTGGTTTTGGTTCAAAAATGATGCTGCTTCTGGTCATTCTTTTGTAATCCAGACAGACGGAGGCTCTCCAATTATCGGAGGAGGAGGACTTGCTGCAGGCAAAGCTGCTCTTGTAATGTGTGATGGCTCAGATTGGGCTGTCGTGTTTCAGCAGGCATAATAAACAATGTCATCGTCTACTCCATACGCAGCGCAAATAAGATCGATTGAGCTACTCGAAAGAGGGAAAGCACAAACGACAGAGATCAAAGTCTACAGAGACGGATCTCAGCTTATACCTACTGCAGCTACATATACCCTTATCAAACCGACAGGAGCAGACTTGCTCACAGGAGCAACTGCATCCATAAATGGATCGGGTACTGTATCATATACCCATACAGCAGAGCAGCTTGCGACTACCGAGGAGCTCGGAGAGGGATATGTACAGGAGTGGACTTTGACGATTGACGGAGACGAGTATCTCTTTCGTCGTATGGCAGCTCTTGTTCGGAGGAGACTTTATCCTGTCGTATCTGACATCGATCTTACTGCTACATACTCTGATCTGGATAATCTCCGTCCGTCTAGTTTGCAAAGCTATCAGCAATATATAGATGATGCTTGGTATCAAATCCTACGCAGGATCCGGAATAGAGGGATGGGATATGAGTATTTGATGATGACAGCAGAGTCCTTCTTTGAGTCCCATCGTCATCTCAGTCTCTATCTCATATTCAGAGACTTTCACTCTTCTCTTGGACAGAGCAACGGACGTTATCTTGATCTTGCAAATGAGCACTATCGTCTCTATCGAGATGAATTTGACTCTCTAAATTTTGTCTATGATGAGGACCATGATGGAGAGGCAGATGATCCAAATAAACGGACGAGAGGACAGCCTACAATCTTTCTCAATCGTCCTGGGCAA